ATCTGTGATATATCTCCTGTGCATAGCGCAAATAGTATCTACTATGGTTTAGATATAATCGCTAATCAATATAAGTTTAAAGAAAGAAGACAGTTACCAGAGTGGGCAGATATATTTTCAGACTATGTACAGTTCATGCGTATAAGAGACAACAAAGAAAAAGATATGTTTGTCGAGTTAGTTAGTAGATACATAGACATCTACATTGAGCATGTATATGGTGCTGAGAAAGATCAGAACTGGATAAATAATATGAAGAGAATGGATGATCAGATCTGGTATTGTAAGCAACAAAGGCAGAACAAGAAAACCAAGGCAGTCCTTGGACAATGGTTCGATCCTGAGTGGGCAGATGATTACATCAACAATACTCTATTTGATGTACCTAATAGAAATTGGCAATGGTGGATGAATGGCGACTGAACATCAGTATCTAGGTAACCCTAATTTAAAAAAAGCAAACGTTGCACAGAGTTTTACTCCGTCACAGGTGAAAGAGTTCGTCAAATGTTCTCAGGACCCTGTGTATTTTATTAAGAAGTATATTAAAATCGTCTCACTAGATAAAGGTCTTATACCATTTGACTTGTATGACTTCCAAGAAGACATGGTAAACAAGTTTAATGATAATAGATTCAATATTGCTAAGTTACCTAGACAGTCTGGTAAGTCTACTGTTGTTACATCATATCTGTTATGGTATGTGATCTTTAATGATAATGTGAACGTAGCAATCCTTGCTAACAAGGCAGCGACTGCTAGGGAAATGCTACAACGTCTACAATTAAGTTATGAAAACCTCCCAAAATGGATGCAACAAGGAATCAACCAGTGGAACAGAGGTTCTCTGGAACTTGAAAACGGCAGTAAAATCATGGCTGCTTCTACTTCCGCTTCTGCTGTCAGGGGTATGTCATTTAATATTATATTTCTGGACGAATTCGCGTTCATTCCGAATCACATTGCTGACCAGTTTTTCAGTTCTGTGTATCCTACTATATCTTCTGGTAAATCAACAAAAGTTATTATCATATCTACACCACATGGTATGAATATGTTCTATAAACTCTGGCATGATGCTGAGAGGAAGAAGAACGAGTACGTTACCACTGAGGTACACTGGTCACAAGTGCCAGGTAGAGATGCAGTATGGAAAGAGCAGACCATAGCGAACACATCAGAGGAACAGTTCAGAGTTGAGTTTGAGTGTGAGTTCCTGGGATCTGTTGATACTCTTATCTCCGCATCTAAGTTGAGGATGATGACATATGATGACCCTATACAGAAGAACAAAGGACTAGATGTATATGAAAAACCAGAGAAAGATCACCAGTATTGTATAACTGTTGACGTAGCAAGGGGTGTGACGAAGGATTATAGTGCGTTCTGTGTCATAGACACGACAACAATACCATATAAGGTGGTAGCAAAGTATAGAAATAACACAATTAAACCACTACTATTTCCTAATACCATATATGATGTTGCATGTGCGTACAACCATGCGTTTGTATTGGTGGAGGTAAATGATATTGGCGGGCAGATTGCGGACATGTTGCACTTTGACTTGGAGTATGACAATATTCTTATGGCATCCATGCGCGGACGTGCAGGACAGGTAGTCGGACAAGGGTTCTCTGGTACTAAGGTGCAACTAGGAGTCAAGATGAGTACAACTGTCAAGAAGACAGGGTGTTCTAATATGAAACAGTTGATAGAAGATGACAAGTTACTGATATCTGACTACGACATCATTGCAGAACTGACTACATTTATACAGAGAGGTCAGGCATGGGAAGCAGAAGAGGGTTGTAATGATGACCTTGCTATGTGTCTGGTTATGTTTTCATGGTTAGCAACATCAGATTACTTCCGTGAACTACATGACAATGACGTCAGAATGAGAATGTATCAGGAGCAGAAGGATCAGATCGAAGCAGACATGGCACCTTTTGGTTTTATTGACACAGGCATGGAGGAGGAAACCATCATTGACAATGAGGGTCAAGTATGGCATACTGATGAGTATGGCGATATGTCTTACATGTGGGATTACAAATGATTTCTTTTCTTTTTGCTAGTGCTGGTTTACTAAACCTTCTCTTCTATGTTTTTGCGATAGGGTTCGTGGTATCTTTGATACTAGAACAGATTGTTAGAGCAAAACCATTATCACCCTTTGACGAAATAAATGAAAGGAATCTCTATATAGTACAGACCAATAGAAAATATTGTTGGAGACAAGCATGGATTACTAATATCCTATGGTTCTTTGTTAATGTAGCACTATACATTATGGCAAGAAACTTGCAAACACCCTCAGACAATTTCTGGAACGGAATCTAATGGTAGTAAAAGTAGACAAATCAGAAGAGTTTAAAAAGAGTGGTAAGAGACTCATATCAGAGTATCCTCCACAGAAAAATCCTACTGAACGGTTACACGATGATATAAGAGAATGGACCTCGAAGGAGACTTCCTAGAATTAGAACATCTTATCCTAAAACAACGTGTCTGTAAGACATGTGGGGTAGAGAAAGATCTATTGACTGACTATTATAAGACTAGAAAAGACAGAGGTGCTATGCCCTCTGCTTTTTCGTATGAATGCAAATCATGTACAAAGATAAGAATTAAGAAAAGACGTAAAAGTGTTGATATAACTACCTACTCCTATCCTGACTGGTGATGTTCACGTCTTGTTTCCCCACTGGAAACATACGTTTTTCTAAATATTAGTAGCATCCGAATTGAAATTTATCCGAGGAGTATACCCAGATGGCATCCACACAAATTTCCCCAGGTGTTGTCGTCCTAGAAAGAGATCTAACTAATACCGTAAACGCTACTGTTGATAACATAGCAGCGGTAGTTGGAACTTTTGAAAAGGGACCAGTAGATGAGGTTAGAACTATCTCATCCGAGAGACAACTGGTTGAAGAGTTTGGTAAACCAAACGACAGTAATTACGAGTATTGGTTCTCTGCTGCACAATTTATGTTGTACGGTGGATCAGTAAAAGTAGTTCGTGCAACAAGCACATCATTAAAGAACAGTATTGACACTACTACTGTAACCGATACAACATTCTCAGCAACAGACACTACACTAACAGTTGCAGAGGCAACAGACTTTGACACAGGGGATCTTTTAAAGATCGACTCAGAAATCGTCTCAATCACAGGAATCTCTGGATTGGACATTGCTGTATCTCGTGGACAACTTAATACATCTGCGGTATCACACGCTGCATCTTCTCAGATCATGTTGATCGAGGCAGCAGGAACTACCACAACTATTAATGAGGGTGGTACCTTCTCTGATAGTGATACAACTCTAACTGTTACTAACGCATCTACATTAGGTGTACAGATCAACAGTTACATCAGAATCACTGATGAAATTATGCAAGTTACTGGTATCAGTACCAACGACTTGACTGTGACTCGTGCCCAACTCGGAACTGCTGCATCATCACACACTGACGGTGTTACTGTAACACTATTAACTGTTACTACTAACAAGACAACAATCAATGAGACAACCACAAGTGGTGTTACTCCTCCATTGATTAAGAACTTTGATGAGTACGAAGCAACAGTCGAGACTGCTTCTAATAACTGGAAGTGGGCAGGAAAAACACCTGGAACATACGGTAACAGCATTAGAGTCATAATGACTGACGCTGGTCCAGACCAAATCCTATACCTTGCAACTCCAACATCAGGTAACCCTGAGCATAAGTTAGAGGCAGGCAAGAAGGTTAACATTTCAGCAACTTCATCTTATTCACAGATTTATAGTTACGTCCTAGAAATTACCTTTGAACAGGGAGCATCCCTAGTAGGTGCTTTCGATGGTGGTAACTTCTTCACTGCTGTATCTGGTAACGTAACTGGTAATGTCGTATCATACGATCCAGTATCCAGAAAGGTTGAGATTACAGTTGATACAACATCATCTGATTACCTAGAAGTTGGAGACACAGTTACTGAACTATCAAATAGTGGCGGATCACCTGGTGCTGCAACTGGCGATAGCGGTAAGATTGCTGCAATTAACAGAAGATTATCTGTTGTAATGGACAAGGGAGCAACAAACTTCATTGCTAACCAAGTCATTAAAGAAGGTTCAACATACGCTGCTGACGGTGTAACAACAGCAGGACGCGACGTAAACATCGTTTCTATCGCATCTGAGTACGCAACTCGTGTATATGGTAAGAACGCTAAGTGGTCATCTATCGCAGACAGACCTGGCACTTCCGCATACGCAGCAAGCAAGAACGGATTCCGTGACCTAATGCACATCCTTGTAATAGATGGAGACGGAGGAATCACTGGTACACCAGGAACAGTTCTTGAAAAGTTCCTCAATGTGTCTAAGGCATCTGATGCTAAGTCACCACAAGGATCAAACATCTACTATAAAGATGTAATCAAGACTTCCTCAGAGTATATCTGGTGGGGTTCACATGAACTATCACTTGTACAGGATCTTGATAGCACTGCTACTGGTGATATCGGAACAACTGCTGCAAACAGACAGTTCGATATCTTTAAGAACACTGCTGCTATCTCTGACATTGATGATCCTACTGGAACAACTACTGGCGCAGTACCAGTTATGTTCACTAAGGGAACTGCAACTATCAAATACTCCTTAAAAGGTGGAGTTGATGGTTACTCAGCAGAAAGAGACAAGTTGTTTGACGCATACGATTTATTCTCAGACCCTGAGACAGAAGAAATAGACTACATTGTAGGTGGTCCAGGCATGAGCAATGAGGCAGACTCACTTGCTAAGGCACAGAAATTGATTGATGTTGCAAACATCCGTAAGGACTGCATCGCATTCATCTCACCTCCTAAGTACTCTGTTATCGGTGTACCTAACACAAACACAATCGTAGAAAATACAATCGAATTCTTCGATCAATTATCTTCTACATCATACGCAGTGTTTGATAACAACTACAAGTACATGTATGACAAGTATAACGACAAGTATCGTTATCTTCCATGTAACGCTGACGTTGCTGGTCTAACACTAAGCACCGCAATTAACTCAGAACCATGGTTCTCCCCTGCTGGATTCAACAGAGGACAACTATTAAATGCAGTTAAGTTAGCATACTCACCATTAAAAGATCATAGAGATCGTTTATATGGTTCAAGAATCAACCCTATCGTATCATTCCCTGGTGAAGGAAACATACTTTACGGAGATAAGACTGCACTAGCAGGAGCATCAGCATTTGACAGAATCAATGTTAGACGCTTATTCCTAGTAATTGAGAGGGCAATCTCTGTATCTGCTAAGAATCAACTCTTTGAAATCAACGACGAGTTTACTCGTAAGGGATTCAAAAACTTAGTTGATCCATACCTAAGAGGAGTTCAATCCGCAAGAGGTATTGTAGATTACCTAGTTGTTTGTGATACAAGCAACAACCCTCCCGAAGCACAGGACCGTGGTGAGTTCTTTGCTGAAATCTTTGTTAAACCAACAAGGTCGATTAACTTCATCACACTTACATTTACTGCAACCAGAACAGGTGCAACCTTCTCTGAGATTACACAGTAACATTCACCACACACATAGGTAAACAATCATGGCAGACTATTCAGTAGTTAAGAATATTATGGACTTTCGTAAGAAAGTCCGAGAGGTTGCTCGCCCCAATCAATTCCAAGTTGAACTAGCATTCCCTTCTACTATCGCTAACCGTACAGCGATGGCAGAACAATCAACGTTCCTTGTTAAAGGTGCAAACTTGCCCGCATCTACTGTTGGAACTATCGAAGTTCCATACAGGGGTCGTGTATTGAAGATTGCAGGAGACAGGACATTTGAACCATGGACTGTTACTGTTATCAACGATGAAACTTTCCAACTTAGAACTGCTTTTGAACAGTGGCAACAGAACATCCAAATGCTTGGTGAGAACCGTGCAGTATACGGAACTGTTGACCAGTATCAGGTAGAAGCAACAGTACGTCAGTTATCTAGAACTGGAACTAACAGCAAGTCATATAGGTTCTACGGAATCTATCCAGTGAACATTGCTGCTATTGACCTAGCATGGGATAGCAACGACACCGCTGAGGAATACACAGTTGAATTTGCAGTCCAGTACTGGGAACCAACCACTAACATTGTTGGAAAACTAGACAAGGGAGACGATCCTGATTCTGATAACTTCAACGCGAAAAACACAGACAAGAACGGAGTTCCAGTCGAGTAGTTTGAAACGTGTCTAAATAATAAAGTAAAAAGTAGACAATACGTTAGATGTCAAACTTATTTGGTTATTCTCTTGATCGCAAGAAGAAGGGGCAGGCGACTACCCCTTCTTTCGTGCGTAAAGAATCCGACGATGCAGCGCAACCTATTGTTGCGGGTGGATACTTCGGGCAATATGTGGAAATGGGTGACGCTGCTAATAAAGCAAGCGAAGCAGATCTCATTGGTCGTTACAGAGAAATGTCTCTACACCCAGAGGCAGACGCAGCGATTAATGATGTTGTTAACGAAGCGATTGCAGGAGATCTTAATGATCATCCAGTAGATATCGATCTTCAAAACCTTACTGGTTCAAGTAATTTAAAAAATAGAATCAAGGAAGAGTTTGATAATGTCCTTGTT